AATAGTTCTGCCAGGCCGCTGAGCTGCTTGTAGCGCAGCAGTTCGTCGGCATCCATTCCGATTTCTTTCATGATCCATGCGTCGCTCATGCCTGCCTTCTTCAGTTCGCCCACGATGTTCATCATCAATTCGATGCTGTGCGAGCCACGGGCACGGTTGTGTCGGATGGTGCTTGCCATGCGGTTGCTCACGTCCTTGTCGATGATGGAGCAGGGCAACTTGCCGCCCTCGCGCTCGTAGATGTCGCGGTGCAGCAGCATGGTGGTGTAGCGGTGGTAGCCATCCACTATCTCGTATCGGCCGTCGGGCTTGCGATATACTACGATGGGCATGGTGTAGCCGTCCTCCTTGATGCTCTCGTAGAGCAGTCGCATCTCCGGCGGTGCCACGTGGTTGGGGTTGTAGGCGTTGGCATCTATCTGGTCGATGGGTATGGCCTGAATGTTATAGACTGGTGATTTCATAAGTCCTTGTATTTTTCTTGTATGGCCTTGCGGCGGTTCATTTCGTCCTTGGTGAGTGAGAAACCCATGTACTTGCACAGGTGGTCGTTTTTGATGATGCAGATGCACATGCGCTTGTAGGTTGGTATCTCCTTGAAGTCGCTGATGTCGATGTCGTCGAGGTAGTCCATGCGCACGGGCTTCTTCGTAGTGCGGTAGTTGGTGGTGTCGCCCACGTCTATCTTCACGCCTGCCGCCCGCAGTTCGCTGATGGTCTCGTCACTGAGGCAACCGCCCTTCTCTCGCCAGAACTTGATGCTCACGCCCAACTTGTAGAGGTAGTTCTTGCGCGTCTCTTCCGGCAGGGTGTCGAGCAGAAAGTACATGTATTCCTTCCACGTGAAGTGCGGTGGCTTGGTGATGCTCTTCCACCCCATCATGGTGGTGCCTCCGTAGAGTCCCGTGAAATTCACACCGTTCACGCGGCCCACGAGCTTTCCCCATGTGTCAGGCTCCAGCACCTTGTAGAGCTTCAGCGCGTCTTGTGCGCAGTCGTTGAATGGCGATGCCACGCGCATCTTCGACAGCGGCACGCCTGCCAGATACATCAAGTCATAGAGTTGGTTGTAGTCGTAGCCTTCGCGGGCGTTGCACGTCCACACATCCTCCACCGTCCAGTCGAAGAGCGGATAGGCATTCACCAGACGGTCGGTGATGACGGTGGTGTAGCGCATCCCCTTGTACTCGTTCACCGCGATGCGGCGGTTCAGCGTGCGCCATCGGTTCAGACTCTCCTGTGTGCGGATGCCTACAAGGAAACAGGTGCGACGGTCGGGGTAGAGGTGCTTGCCAAACTCCACGTTGAAGGTGTAGTCGTCTATCTCGTAGTCGAAATGCCAGGGGAAGTTCTGCTCGTTGATGACGTGCTCGGTGGGCATCTCGCGGCACCATATCGCACGCTGGTCGCGGTGCCACGGTTGCCAATAAGCCTGAAACATCGACGTGGAGCACTGTGCCTTGATGGGAAGACAGACGCGGTAGCCACGCACGCCCAACGGAAGCGATGCAAACACACGGTCAACATATTCGGTGGTCTTGGTGTATTGCGCCTCGTAGTCCATGTGATAGACTGAGAGCCGCTGAAGGTTGCCTGTCCGCTCGGCGTATGCCATCGTCTCGGCCAACAGCACCCCGCTGTCCTTGCCACCTGAGAACGACACCACCACCTCGTCGAACTCGGCGAAGATACGCTCCAGTCGCTTGTGCAATGCTTCTCTTACGTTGAGCTTCGCTCGAGCATTCTCACGCTCGGCATGATTGATGCAAGCATCATTCTGCTCTCGCTTAATCGAATCCTTCATAATGCTTTCCTCAGTTCCTCTTTGGTCACTCGTTTCAGATATTCGCTCATACTGATCTTCTTCGAGATGTTCTTGTCGATGAGCCGTTCAAGCCCCACGTCGCCGGTCAGTTCGTAGTAGTGGCAGTCCTCCTCCTGCCCGGTGCGGTAGGTGCGGCGTGTGCTCTGAATGTAGAGCGCATAGTCCCACACCTTATCGAAGTAGATGGTGGTGTCGTACTGCTGTAGGTTCAGCCCGATGCCACTCTTTTGGATGGTGAGCACCTCGCAGTCGGGGAAATGGCGGCGGCATAGGTCGGCACTGGCGATGTATCGGCAGAAGATGATGGTGCGCTTCGGGTCACGCTCCGTCAGTATGTCGCGCACGCAGCGCAGCTTGTCTTCGTCCTGGGCGTAGGCCATCTGCATCTCGGTGGTCATGGCGAAGAAGATATTATTGTTTCGCCACTCCAGCATCTCGTCGCTCAGATAGTCCTCTTTGATGTCTTGATACCGCTCGCGGTTGCCGTCGCTGATGTAGTAATACTTAGTATGCCACTTCTGCTCGATATTCAAGTGCAGGTCGCACTCATAGACGTAGTGGCGGATGAGCGAGTGCAGATAGTCCACATTCTCCATGCCGGTGATATATTCGCGGGAGCGCTGCCACGAGCCGATGCGCTTGGTGACGGTGGTGATGCGGCAGAACGTGCGCTTGAACTGCGCGAGGCTCATGCCGAGTATCTTTGGCGACAGGAACTCCATCTGCGGCCACATGTCGAGCAGGTTGCGCGAGACGGGCGTGCCGTTCAGCACCAGCTTCCACTCCGCCATCTTGCCTATTTCCAGAACGCGCCGTGTGCGCTTGGCCTCGGCATTCTTGATCTTCAGCGATTCGTCAACCACGATGAACGGTTCTCGCGACTGCTCTATCTCATGGACCAGGTTAAGGTATATGCGGTCACTCTGACTAAGGCTCTCCACACCCCAGCACGATGTCGGCATCTTCATGCCTCCCCACTTCTGCATCTCCATCTGGACGGATGGGAACGTGCGCAGAGGCCCTATCCAGAAGCAGTCCGTGCAGTGCGTCGAGTTGATCAGCGACATGGCCGTGCGCGTCTTGCCTGTGCCAGGCTCCATGAAGAGCGCACCCACGCGCCACTCGTTCAGGTGCTCTATGGCTGCCTGCTGCTGGTCAGTGAGGGTGTTCATCGCTTCAGGTCGTCAATGGTATTGTCGGTGTCGGCTGGCACGTCGATGCGCTCCGGCACATGTTCCTCGATGGTGGTCTCAACCTTGCCGAACACACCCTTGTAGGTGTCGGCCAGATATGCCTTCTCATGGTAGTAACCTATCCAGTAGCGTCCCATCGGGTCGATGGCGGTCACAGGCTTAGACGGCAGTTCTCCGTGGTTCAGCACCACGTCGGCAGGTTCTATCAGTTCCTTATGGATGTTGTGCGATGTCTTCTTCAACGCCTCCGTCAGCTGGTAGGGCAGCTTGTCCTTTGCGTTATTGGCGACGTCAGAGGCGAATGTCTGGCGCAGGCCGTTGATGATTTCTACGACGGCCACCGTGCGGCCCAGGTTGTAGCTGTAATCCTTGAATTCCTTGTTAAGTGCCATAGTTCCTTATCTTTGCAACGTGTTAATGATATTTGATTCCTTTGCCTCCCGCTTCTCCGGCATGTGCCGCTCGATGGTGTATGTCGGCGTCATGCTGCCGTTCTCGTCGAACCATGCCTGCTTCTTCGTGCTGTACTGGATGCTCTTCTTCTCCAATATCCACGCGCTGATCCAGTAGGCGTCCGACTTCTGCACGTCGTAATCCATGCCGAACACCTGCGAGGCGGGGATGATGTCGCTGGAGCCGTCGAAGGCGGTGGCTCGGAAAGCCTTGTCGCTGATGCGGACAAGGCTCTCCAGCCTGACGCTGTAGCATAAAGTGCTCATTGCTTAGATGGCCTTGAAGGTGAGCTTTCCGTATTTCTCGAAGAGGTTCTTGAAAACAAACTCGCCATTGTCACCCTTGGGGAAACCGACGTACCAGTTACCAACCTTGTGAGTGGTCTTGTCGGCCTCGCGCTCGTTGTACTCGTTGACGATCGTCTCAGGCACGATTTCCTTTGTCACGCCAATCACGGGGGCGAAGGTCATAGTCTTGCCATCCCATGTGTGGCGGATGTAGAGGTGATAGCGTCCGCTAACCATGCAGCGGCTCACGTATGCGCTGTCACTCAGCCACTCGTCGATAAGCGGGAACTCCTCGCCCGTCTCCTCGTCACGAATAATAATGTCGGTGGTGTTGAACTTCTGTTCGCAGAACTTCTTAGCCATGTTTCCATCAACTGCCTGGAAAGCAAACTGGATGTCCTTCTGAGTCTCGGTGCTGTAGATTGCTTTGTACTGTTTCATAATCCTTTGTATGTTTATTCGTTGACGTTCATTGTTAAGAGTGTGAAGCGGGTCTCGACGGTCTGGAAGAAGAAATCCCGCTTGATGGTGAACGATGCGGCCATGTTGTTAGCCTTTGCATATACCAGCACCTTCGTGAGGTTCTCGGCTGTGATGTCATAGTCGCCTGCGGTCTCGCGGTCTGTCACATTGAACTGATTGTTGATTGGGTTCTGCTTGGTTAGCCAATTAGCTACGCCGTTGATGCTCATGAACAACTCGCTTCGTGTCTTATTCATGTTGCTGTCCCATTCTGTGATGCAATAAATTGTTGCCATGTCTTTGGTGCCGCTGTTACCCGTTGCCGCCGGTGGTCTAATTGTTATTTATTTAAGTTTTACGTTGCAAAGGTAAGCATAATAAATGAAAGTACCAAATATTATACTAATAAAATGTATATTATTTGGTACTTTTTAACATTTGAAGCCATATAATTCCTTTAATTCGTTTAATTATGGCAGTTCTTGGTGTCCTACTATCTTGCAATCAGTAAACGAGTCTGGCACCGTCAATGTCGTGTTGCGACTGGGTGAGCCATCCATCTTGGGCTTGCGGCAATATACCCACGGCTGCGTTACTCCACATGGTTTCACGAAGTCGTAGTACAGACGTCTGCCGTTACTCAGTTCCACGAGGTCGCCGCGCTTCAGTCCGTGCTTCTGCTCGAAGTCGTATTGTACGCGCTTTCCATGTTCAATGGAGAGTTCGTGCATCTTGTCGTCAATTACTCTCTTTTCGTCGTACATCTTGTAGATGTCGGCAATGATTTCTTTTAATTCTCGCATATCTGTAGTTGTTTTATAGTAATGGCATCGGCAGATTTACGGGTTCATTCACGATGCGCTGCCAAAGGTTGCGCTCATACAGTAGCTCGCTGCTCAGCTTGTAGGCTTCCTTCATGCGTTCGGCCTCTTTCAGTTTTGCCTCCAGCTGTCGGATGCTGGAAAAGCTGCTCTCCAGCTGTTCGTTCAGCTCGCCGATGAGAGCCGTTTCAGCGCTCTTGCTGTCGGGCTGTTCCTTCTCGTAGGATGTGCGAAGTTCCCAGATGTTCATGTTTCCGCTCGCCTTCATCGTCTCGGCATCGTCGCGGATGCGCTTGGCTGTCTCGTCCGACATTTCGCCCTCCTTGCGGTAGTTTATCACCTGGATGATGTCGCTGGAGTAGTGGCGCAGGTCGCTTTGCAAGCGTTTCACCTGCTCGTTCAGGAATCCGAGCTCGTGCTTCTGCTGGTCGATGATGTCTTGCAACTTCTTGATGAGCGAGCCCTCATCGC